TAAACCTCATCTTTCCATTGGGAATGAGCTTCCCATGTTGTGCGTGCGTGCTTGTCGTTGAACCATAGGGGTTTCACTCGCTCATCCACTTGAAGTTTCCACGGCAATTCAGGATACAGGTATGGGAAAGGTTTTTCATTGTCTGGTATGACTTCCACTCTGGCGAAGGACATCTCGGACGGGTCAGTCGTTCTATCAAGAGAACGCAGTTTGAAGTGTTCTATCGACTCGTCGTGGCTATCAATCCCTGCCTTCCAATAGACCTTCCCCGACTTCATCACAATACAGCTAAATGCCTGACACATAATTGCCTCCTAATTCACACTAATATTTGAGTAAACCGCCTTCGGCTGTGTTGCTGTTCTCTCATAAGCCAGATGATTCATCTCATAATGCCTCTTCAGCGCATCGTGTATCCTTCTGGCGATTTCCCTATCCCTCTCAAAGAGTGTTTTTCTGGTGAATATGTATATCGGTGTCTTTATGAACATCTAGGATTCCTCCGAACTCACTACTTCCGCCCCTTCTTTGACGGCTTCCTGGACAAGAGAGTTTTCCTTCATCGCCACGAGTTTACCGAGGGCGTCTATCTGCTCTTCCTCTGTGAGTTTCGACGGGGTCTTGCCACCGTAGGTATTGGATAGCCATTCCCTTAAGGCTTCTTTGTCGGCAAACCCAGCCTCATTTGCCTCATCAGCAAACGGCTGCTTAATCTGGTTAGAGAAGTTGCACCAGCTGCCATCGGGCATCCTGTGGCAACGCTTGCCGTATTTGTTTACGAACCACCTGTCGCCGTGTTCAGGGCAGGCTTCCAGAAAAGAGGCGTAGGGATTGTTTTCATCAATCTCTGGGGTTTCAACGCTTGCTGAAACAGAGGATTCGACCGCACCTTCGTTAGTTCCCTCTACCGGGGTAAACTTGCCTTCCTCTGGTTCAATACTCCGGAGCTCTTCCTCTGTATAGGCTCCGCCGATAGCATCCGGAGCCACTATCCTTGCGCCCTGACTCAATGCTCTGCTAAAGAGAAGAGCCCGGGGATACTTCGCCCAACCACCACCGGGCTTAACAAGGTTGGCTCTTCTCGCATCTTCCATAGTGAAGGTGCTGATATACACCGACTTGCCGTTTTCCAGAAACTCAATTGAGCACTTCTGGTCGGTGTGCTCAATAACCCGATAGTTGTATTTACCGCTCCTCTTAATGAGTGCACCCATAGTCTCGGCTGCCATACCGAGTTTGCCTTCGACTATGTAAAGTCTAGAAAGTGAGTAAATAGCGCCGATACCCAATTCTTTCCCTGCTTGGATTTTCAGGATAGCTTGTGCTGCACTTCGAAGGTCACTGAAAACACCAGCTTCGTAGAACACAGTCCCCATTGATTTAACTTCCTCAAATGTCTGTGGCACTCTGGTTTCATATGGAACTATAGAACCGCTGGCATTGGGTGTTGCGTCATTTGCTGAATCTGACATTTTAATCTCTTTACCTCCTTCTTTAGTGGGCAATCTTTACAATAATTTTCTCTCGCTAAATGGCTGGCGAGAGACATGAGTTCTAAGTTATCTAAACTGTTGTCTGATTTAATACCGTTGCGATGATGAACCTGTTCAGATGGCACAAGAGGCCTCCCTATGTGCAGAGCCATCACGATTCTGTGTTCCAAAACATAGCCTTGATGGTCGGCCATACTTTCAAAGGCAGTAGGGCACTTCACTTTCACGTAGCCATTCTTTTGGCGGATTCTACCTCCAACCCAATGAGGATTTTGCTCTCCAGTTCTACTACAAACAAAGCATCTTAGGCTCTTGTTCTTTCGAAGGTTAGCTTCGGAAACCAATCTGAATTTACGGCAAACAGGGCATTCTACTTCAAAGAATTTATCCTTCCTAATTTTCCCGTCTTTGCCCAAGCGTGTCTTTATCAAACAAACAGATTGATTCCCTTCTTCACTCATTTCTTACCTCCGACCTGTATTCTTGATAACTCTTTGGCTATCGCCACCATAGAGCAACAGTTCTTTTCCTCGTTCCACCATGCGCAATCCTCCTTCCAGCAATCTCTGAAGCTCGCAAGGGGGCAAAAGGAACGATGTGGCAACAAGAATCTCTCTGCCCCCATCTCATCCCATACTGTCGTTGCTCTTGTTGAGAAAGTCTCACCATCCATATTTATCTTCACTTCTCCCTCCATTGGAAATATAGTCTCGCCATTCCAGGGACAATCGGGACAGAAGTTCTGCGTGCAAACAGGCTTGCATTCATTGATGTACTCTACCCTTTCGTCGAGCCTAAAGACACACTCTATTTCATCGCCGTTTTTGCAGCGGAAAACAACCTTGGATTTCCTCACTTCTCCCTTCTTATCTCCTTTTGCAATTCGTAGATATCCTTGCAGGCGAGAAATATCCTCCAGTGTTTGTCAAGGTTGCCCGCTACCCTTTCCTCAAACCCTTCATCTTCAGTTCTGCCAAGACGGACTATTCTTGCCCCTTTTGCCAGATGCCCATTCTCAGCCAGCAACTCGTTATAAGCTGCTAGTTGTGCAAAGTGTTCAGCGTAAATGGACTTGCCTGTTTTGAAATCCAGCAAGTGAAATTCATCATCTATCAGACCAAAGAAATCTATCGTTCCGCCAAACCTGTATTTCTCAGACACAAGAGGCGTTTCCACCATGACAGGCTCTATCTTATGCACCTTCTCCCAGTCCCAGAACTTAATCAGGCTGTTCTCTGCTTTCTCAAGGTCTTGCGGTGAGTATTCTGATGTGTCCGGCACTTCTCCGGAGAAGTAGCACATAATGAGGTAGTGAGCCAGCGTTCCAATGTCGGCAGCCTGGTCACGGACTGCCTTATAGTCTTCTCCCCGGAGACCGCATTGATACGCCCAATCAAGCAACGCAGGCTTGTTCAGAATACCGAGGATAGTAGTTACGCTGGGAATTCTATCCCCCGCCTCGTTCCTGTATACCGTGTGAATCTTCGTTTTGCTCGGCATTATCTCATCTCCCGTTCAATCAACTCTTTTACTTTGGGTGGCAAAGGCCGGCCCCCGAAGATTCCCTCAACCTTTTCTATCGCCTGCTCAAGCGTCATACCCGCAGACATAAATCTCCGAACTGTATCAAAGATAGTCTCTTCTTCTACCTTCATCATTTCTTTTTCCCCCTCGGATTTGGCAGCATCCTAGCTTCACACCTGGGGCATACATACTGGTGGGCGATATACCTGAATACATCCGTTTTCTTCCCACACATGGCACATCGCCCCTGTGCATTGAGTTCTTTCCTTCCACAGCTAAGGCAAAAATAATGCCACTTGCCCGCAACCTTCACCATCTGCCCCAGAGCATCTTCCTGCCCGCAGTGGAAGCAGACGAGCTTCTCTCTATGTAACCGCTTTTTGCCGTCTTTGCCTTCACTGAAGTAAGTCATTTCTTACCTCCCGTCCGGGAATATCGTTTTGCCATCCCAGGGGCAATTCGGACACAACTCGGAGTGCAACTTCAAAAGCGCTTTTTCGTTTTGTCTAAGGTAGGCATCCCTTGCTTTAAGACATGCATCCTCCGCCCTGGCGCATGCATATTCCGCCTTGAAGTAGGCAGAACACGCCTTAAGGTGGGCGTGCCACGCTTTATCATGGGCTTTTCTCTTCTTGGGGTAGGCATCCTTCGCTTTTTCAAAAGAGTTTATCTCCTTCTGGAGGGCGCCATACGCTTTATCTAAGGCATTTGCTGCTTTATCATAGGCAGCAAATGCCTTAAGATATGCGTCCAATCCTTTCTTGGGTACTTTGTCATAAGGTATCATCTTAAAAAGACGAAGCCTCAGCCCAACCTCTTCTGGTGGCTTGTATTCCTTAATGAAATCCACCCTCTCGTTGTAGTCATAGACATACTCCATCAAGATGTCGTGGTGGCAGTGGAACGCTAACCCCGATTTCCTCATTTCTTCCCCCTTAAGAAAGCCACTGCCTTCCTCATGAACTTGTCCAGAAGTCCGCCATCAGGTTCAAGATCCCTCTCTCTCCTGATGATGGCTCGTATCCTCTGCGGAGTTAAGCCAAACCTCTTTACCAGTTCCGAGGTTGTCCAGCCAACATCAGAGAGTTCTTTAATCAAGATATTGCGTTGCCTCTTTCTGTAGGCTTCCTGTTGCTTTATTGACCGTTCACTGTTCATACTGAATTTAGCTCTTGAAGCAGGGGCGCAACCCTGTTTCTGTTCTCCCTCTCCTTAAGTTCCAGCTCCCACTCTAAAGCCCTAATGCGTGCCTCAAGTCCTCTCTGATTATCTTTAGTCTTAATGATATAATTCGCCATTGCTTGAAGTAGTTGCTCACCGAGATTCGCCCCAGAAGAAGGAATATATTTAGCATTAAGACCATAATCCGGGTTATCCGTCTTGTCCTTGAGAAAACGCCTGAAGGCAAGGAGGTCTTTGATTCCCCACTTCTCCATTGCGGTGTATTGCCCGTAGAGTTCGGTATCCCGCAATATTTCTTCCGACTGTCCATTGAATCGCTTTTTAAGTGATTGTGGCATTTGATGTTTCCTCCCTTTGTCTTTTCCCCATGTTCTATCCCCATCATCCCCGACCTTCAAGCTACTTTTGTCACATTTTTTCGCATTACCTTTGTTAAAAAACAAAAACCCGCAGACTAGATTTAGCCTGCGGATTATGTTAAACTGTATCTACTACCGTCAGGATAAGGATATTATTTTAAGCTACTCTAGCTAAATCCTTGTCCATCCGATAGTAAACCTTATGTTAAACTTTGTCAAATCCCCTTTTGTCAAAGAAACGCAAATGCCTTTACCATCCTCTAACACTCTATTATTATCTCTCGTTTTCTAACAGTTTCTCGTTTTTTCTGCAAGGGTATTTCGCCATTACAGGCTACCTTATTATAAAGGGTATTGCGGGGTATTGCGCCTTAAATACCCTTAGGGTGATACATAGTGTCGGCACTTGTTGATATGTGCCGACAATTTGGCAATAAAAAAAGAGAGGCATTACCGCAGGACAGAACCTTTTGGGTAGCCTCTCATCGTGATTCTCTTATAAGATTACTGTAAAAGAAGCCCCTTTACGGGGCGTTGTGTTAAATCACTAGCCTTATATGGGTAAGATAGGCTAGATTTTGATTTGGTGCGCTCTCAGGGGCTTTCTAATCTCCGTCACGGTAGCCCCAAGCCCAGAGTGCAGAAGATATATCCTTCGCCAGTTTTTCCACTGTGTTTTCTGTTAGCATATGCCCGAAGCGCTGAAAGTCTGAAGCGTGTATTACTTCGTGGGTAACCGCTTCCATCTTCTCTTTACCTTTTAGGTTACAATTGATACCAATCAGGTTTTCACTAGCGTTGCAGTAACCTCCTCCGCTCAAGAATAGAACGAAGGGATGATTTTCTTCTCTTAATGTAAATTCTTTATGTGCGATTTTGGCTTTAATCTTCTTCATTTCACAAAGTCCGTTATCAAAGGATACCTGTAAATCGGGGTAACAGGTTCACCCATCTCTCTCAGGAAGATAGCGCCTAGTTCCCAGCAGGTTTGCTGGCGGTCAAACTCCCTGCCGATTCTAATCTTAAAGAGTTTCCAGAGAAGCACCTGGAGAATAGTCTGGATATAAACATCCTTGTCATATTCCTCTCCGATGTGCCTCCAGAGAAACTTCTCCATCTGCGCTCTGGTGGGTTTCTTTTTTAGAAGTCTGGCTGTCCTGCACTTTGTCTTAAATTCCTGCTCGGAGAGGTAGTGAATATTTACGCCTTCCTCTCTTGCCTCAATTATCCAGCAGCCCATTGAACACACCTCTTCAATGATGGCCACATGCCAGCCCCAGCGGTCATAAGAAGGCTCAAACTTCTGGAGTAGCCAGGAGAGTATACTGGCGAGGAGGCCGTGCCTCTTGAAGATTAAAATATCCCCACGCCTTGCCCTATCGTTTGTTATCATCATGGCTGTCCACCTCCAGTTGTATCTTGTCCAGTGACTCACGGAGATTGGCTATTATCTCATTGTAATCTCCTATGGCGGAGTTTATGGCTTTGTTCTGAAGGATAAGCAGTCTGCGGAGATACATATTTTCAACCACTAGTTGAGCCTTTGTCTGCATTGTGCGCCTCCATATAACAAATTTGTTATATTCACCAGAATCCTTTTAACTTGGTGAGTAAAGCGCTGATGAGTCCGCCTGCAATAACGGTAATTGATGCTTTGAAAACATTTATCCATGTTCTGTTTGAGCAGGCCATCTCAAGTGTTCTATCTAGTTTGCCGTTCTGGTCTCTCTGGTGGTCTCTAATTTCTTTGATAGCACTCCAGATATTGTCTTCGCCCTCGTGGATTATCTTCCACATATTGTTGCTTCGCTCATCAAGCCTGATTAGAAGTGCGTCTCTCTCTCCTGGTTTCATCAGCTTAACCCCGCTACTTCCAAGAATTGGAGTTTGTATAACCACTCAATCTCCCTGCCCTTCTCGTCTCTCTTAATAGGAACCTGAGTTGGCGGGAGTAGTTTCACCCAGACATAGTTATCATCGGAGGAATTGTAATAAGGGGGATAGAATTTGCGAGGCCAAGCAGTGGTCGGATTCACGAAGGCTGCAATTGCCGTTCTTATTGTCTCGGCCGTCTGGTCGGCATCTCTCTGTGTGCCGTCAACCAGCATTTTATCGTCTGCCACAACAGCATCGCAGGTGATAACTTTCCTCAAAGTAGGATACCAGATAGCCCTGACATCGTAGGACAACAGCTTCGGGGTTTTGGAACTGTCGTTGGTCTTGCAGACAAACTTGAACCTGATGTAGGTGGATTGAGGTCTAACCGAACTGCCGTCAACTGGAAGGTATGCCGATGTAGAGGGAGAGGTTTTGAAGTCTCCTATATCAGTCCAGTTTGAGTCTCCCATTTTCTGGTAGTGAGCTTCCCAGTAAATATCGGCGGTCGTATCGTCCATGTTGAGTGTAATCTTATAAAACGCTTTCTTATCAGACTTGAAGTTGGCGTGAAGCCATGGGGTTACGAGTGACCCACCTGTGTCAAAAGAGTAGGTCGTATCAGCCGTGATATTCCCGTATTGAGAGGGCAGAGGATAGTAATACAGGCTATCAGACGAACTGGTAGAACTGACATACAACCTTCTTTTGTAAACAGTAGAGGAAAAGGCTTTTTCAGCACCAGCGAGGGTGAGTTCCGCCAGGGGATGCCAGACCCACGATGTGCTGCCGTCAATCGTCTCCCATCTCCCTGCCAGAAGTTCTACTTTGGTAGAGTTGTCCATAAAGGCGAAAAGCCACTGTGCATCACTGGCAAGAGCCTGAACCTGACCGTCAAAATCAGATGAGTTCGTTATGTAAGATGCAGGAGATAGGGCAGTAACAGTTCCAGAGTCGTATTCAATAAGAGCCTGCTGCCCGCAGGGGATATAGAGTTTCTCCTTGTAGGAGATAGCGTTCTTCCCGGAATCAGTGTCCGTTTCTGCCTTGAGCGAAGGGATTAGCCTCTGGACATCGCCGTTTGAATCAATGTAGTAAGGCATATCCTCTTTGAAGATGTAGATTGAGCCTGCCTGCTCAACGATGCTGGTGATGTTATAACTGGTTGAGTCAACATTGGTGGCTACTGACCACGAGCCTGCATTGGTCGGGTCGGTTGCCGACTTCATCTCTCTTGGCTTGACTGCCTTCCAGAGGGTCACATTAACGGATTGGAAAAAGTCTGCCTTGCCGTCTGATAACTCGCTCTGTGTTATAACCTCTGATGTGTCCATATAGAAGTAGAGGTTTGAACCACCGAGAGAGATATAGAGATTATCGTCAACAAAAGGCTCAAGGTCTGTTATTGCATCTTCAAAGCAGTGGACTATTGAGGTGCTGCCGTCTGAATCCGCCAGCTTCCAGAGAATTTGCCCACAACCCATATAGAGGGCGCCGTTAAACTCTGCGAATGATTTGATTGCCCCTTTTACAGGACTCCCTAAATAGGCATCGTCAAAGTAGCCTGTATTTGCCGAAACATTTAGCTGGCATCTTAATCTAGTGGCACTGGCATCCAGTGTTCTGGTTACTGTTAAATATTCCCAGCTACTCCCCCCTGTGTGGTAGCTTGAGTAACTAGTACCAACGCCATCATTTATACTTACTCTAGCGCTACTGGCAGTGTCAATATAGACCCAGCAGCCAAAAGTGAAGGTTTTACTTTGCCACGACGAGTCCCATGTGGCTGCATCTTGGTAAGAATCAGTTGAAGTTAACTCCCAAGAGTAAGTTCCATTGTGCTTCTGGACATTGCTTCTACTCCCATTAGTCCACGAAGCATCCGTTTCAAAGTCAGTATTGGTTAAGGTCGCTGCCGAAGCTATGTTTGACGGTAGTGAAATAGCGGTTGCTTTCGGCCCGCCAATCATCATTCCTTTGAATCGGGCATCCACGCCAGCCCCGTAGTAATACCTCTTTGAGTCGGAACTATCGTAGTATTCCTGCCCGAAGCCAGAACGCCAGTCGTCTCCAATAAGGACTATCTCTTGCTCTGGAGGCATATTGGCATAATCAGGCGCACCGCTAAAGAACTGGCTGGATAGAGCGGGAATATAGCTCTCGCTATACTTAATCACCCCATCTTTGTTCTTATCCAGAATCAAGCCAATAAAGTTATCGGATGCGTCCAGAAAACCGCAGTGGTATTTCGCATCTGGCATCTGCCCGACTTTGAGTTTAGCTGTCATTACTCAAACCTCGTCTGCCATTGAGTTGTAGGCATCTTCAGGTTTTTCTTCAGGAATTGCGCTTTTGAAAACCACCTGTTAGACTCGTCATAAAGCCTCTGCCTGTCATCAGCCGAAGCAACGCCTGCCTCCATTTCATACATAACCCCTGCAGCATAGGTAATGAGAAGGTCGGTCTGCGGGTCGTCAAGAGTCATAGTATCCGTGTCAGAAGCAAGGTTATCTTCCAGAGGTGCTTGCCCGATGAGTCTTATCTTTCTTTCATTTGCCCAGTAAGGGAAGTGGAGATATTTCGTCCCTTCGCTAACTACCACTCGCCAGCCATTAACCCTCTCAAGGTTTGAATCCTGAAGGTTAATATCATCGGCTATCTCGTCTTTCCTTCCCGATGTCTGGATATAGACCTGGCTTATAGTTCCGTCCTGAAAGTCCAGTGGCAGATAATATTCATAAACAGTCCCACCGCTAACCCAGGCGTTATCAAAGTAAACAGCACCGTCACTGGTAATAACCTTGAATCGGAACTGCACATCCACGAGGTCATCGTTTAAGGTGAAGTCGTTTATCTCAAGGATTTCAAACTCCCCTGCCCCACTGTGAGCGGAAGATGTCTCGGTCTGGGTCGTGCCGTCTGCCTGGAGGGTATAAATCTCTATGTAGGCCTGGCTTGCAGTTGAAGCCTTGACTGCACAGTGAAAGGTTATAGTCCTGTCCATCAGGTTTAAGAGCCTGGGCTGCTCGGCTACAGAGCAATACATATAGCCGTCTGTGCCGGCACGGGTAACTTTCGCCGATGAGGAACCGCCCCAGATATTGGTTGTCTCCTCGGCTGCCGTGACGCTTGATACTGCGTAACCGTCTGGATAGCTTGAGGAAGTCCAGTCCTCAAAGTGGCCGTTTTTCAGGGAACTTCCAGCCACCAGGGTATCGTTTCTAATCTCCCTGTATAGTTCGGGCCAGAGCTGGCGAGCAGAACTATTGATAGCAGGGGTGTAATGTCCTGCATAGTTAAGCCCGTAATCTCCAGTTGTCTCTTTTAGCCTCGTTCTCAAGGTTGATAATGTTTGTGTTCCCATAAACTCACCTCGTTACTTGCTCAATGTGAAGCTATCTCTACCCCTCGTAACCCGTGACCCGTCCGTGCAGATGTAAAGGATTTCGTATGTTCCCAGCTTGGCGCTTGCTCCCGGGGTGTAGTCGTAGTGGTAGTTGCCCGTGCTGTCTTTGGTCATAGCCTGTGCACTCACCACATCGCTTCCTGAAGGGTCGGTTATAGTTATCGTGGTAGAAGTAGCAGGGTCTTGTGCAGTACCCGATGAATCCTTTACCTCGATGGAGCAGATTACAGTTTCCTGTCTTTCAAAGTCAGCCATATAATTACCTCACGCTCAGTGTTGAAGTTATCGTTAAATCACTGCCAACAGATGAATCTATGGTTAAGTCACTGGAGATGGTTGACGAAATGGTCAGGTCGGAACTCAATGTTGATTCAATGGTCAGGTCGGAGGAGGATGTTGGGGTAATAGTGAGGTCGCTTGAGTTGGAAGGGTCAACCGCTAATTCTCTCTGGAGTGTGTAAGTCTCGTCATCAAATACCCAATGGTCAAAATAGGTCTCGTCAAAATAAGGCATTACCTTCTAACCTTCTCCAAACTATCCAACCTTGACTTTAGCTGCTCGTAATCAGCCACTTTCGCCTCTAGTTCCTTGACCTTCAATCTCAAGTCCTCTGGTTCAGGTTCTGGCAACCTTGTAGGTATGAGTTTCCCCTTGACGAATTTGTATTTCTTCCCTGCTGGAATATCCTTGAGTTCAATATCAAGGAAAATAAGCTCCTCGTTCCTTTTGGGTCTGAAGTTGCCGAACTGTTCTGAGTCGGCACACCAGCCCCTTACTTCGTTATTTGTTTTGTCGTAAAGAAGCTCTAACATCGTTCTCCTTATTGATTGGCCGTGTAGGTTAGTAGCAAACCCATAACCAAAATATCGTCTTCATAGGTATCATCAGCGTGGTCAGCGTCTCTCGTAATCTCCACGCCCACATAGTCGCCTAGCGCAAGACTGGATAGAGTGAAACCTATGTCTGTCTCGTAAATGGTTCTGGTGGCAGCTACATCTATCGTGGAGTCCGCTGGTGTGTCTTGGTGTGTGGTGTAGCCCTCATTAGCAGCAGCATAATCAGCAGTAGGACTGACCCTCCAGTCATAGCCTGCCGTAGCACTTGAGTCACCCATCCATACGAGCTTTAGAGACCCGAAGGAAACGAAGTCGCTTGGGACTCTAAAGTCAAACTGGACATACTCATCACTGGTCGGGTCAAGGGCAATAGAATCGTAATTAACAAAATGAGTACCGCCAGTGTATTTATTCCCGCAAGGAATAAACATAGTTCTGGTTACATTGGTGTGCGCTTCACTTCCGTGTCCGTTAGCAGCCAGAGCCACATTACCAGCCGTGACTGTGAAGTCGGTTGCATCAAAGCTCGCTATACCCTTGTTGGCTGAAGTAGCATCTTCGCCAGCGATAGTAACTGTTGCGCCAGAAGCAGAAGTATCAATTCCTTCTCCGCCAGCAATCGTTACAGCGTGAGTTGAAGGTGTGGCCGTGCCAGAGTCAGTCGGGACTGATTTGGCTACGCTATTAGCAAGGTCAATCTTGCCAGAGGCAGAATCAAAATCGTCTGCTTCAAAGGTGGCAATACCTTTCGTGCTGTCATCGGCAGCAGCGAGAGTATTGTCGTCAATCAGAGTTCTGGTAGCCGAAGCATCCCGATATTTTATTTTGTCTGCGGTTGCGTCATACCAGAAGTGACCCTCAACCAAAGTCCCCGGGGCAGCAGAAGGATTAAGCACCATTGGTAGAGTTGCTTGGAAGTAGGGGTCGGCTGCTCCTTGCAAGCGGGCGACCTCAGCAACTGCGCTACCGTTGTCTCTAGCTCTAAATCTTAAGTAGTTATCATCTACATCGGGTGAGTCAATTGAGAGAGCATCACTCAGCGCTCTTATATCATTAGAGAAGCCGAGAGTCAGCAGTTTGATACGGCTATAAGCATCATCGGCAGCATTTCTTAACGCTGCCCAAGTAGCATCTTCCTCTTTGATGAGATGATTGGTGGTCTTGAGCTTGTTTGCCCCCATAGAAATATCGCCATTCATAGTCATGGCAGGCATTGTCAATCCTGTCGTTGTTACCGTGCCGTTTATGGCTGGCGATGTTAATGTCTTATTTGTTAGTGTGTCGGTGGTGTCTTTGCCCACGAGTGTGTCGGTAGCTGCGGGCATTGTTAGAAGTTTGGTCTTGCCTGCGTCTTGGTATAATGAGGCTACTACAGGCGTAGTCAGTGTTTTATTAGTCAGGGTTTGAGTATCTGAAGTCCCTACAATGTCTCCACTTGTGCCGTGAGTGGTCGTGTCTGCCATGTGGGTAGTCAGGTCGGCGGGTGTGCCAGACAGCCCCGCAAGGCTTATCTCATCCGAACCGCCATTCTCGTGGCTAGCAGCATGAGCTTGTGGTGCATTATCACCCGTAACATCTGCACCGTCAGCTACATTCAGGTCACTCCGCACCTCAGCGTAGCTCTTGCTCTCCAACCCGTTAGCGGTGAATTTGGCATACTCACCACTGGCTACACTGGCGCTGTCTATCTCAACAAGGTTATCGTCTGCTATCCCAATAGTTTGCTGGGCAAGAACATCAACCCCTATCTCAAGGTCTAAATCAGCCTTGACCTCTGCATAAGAGCGCCCTTCAATCGTGTTGGCATCGGTAAATCTGGCAAAGTCATTCGCAACTGGAGTTCCGCTTGTGTCAACAGTTGAAGCGTTTTCAAGTGTGTTGACTGCAGTATGAATATCTGAAAGATGCTGCGCTGTTATGTTTAGCTTGACCGCAGCACCCGCAGCGTGAGCGGCAGCCGAAGTTCCCTCTTGAGCTCTGGTAACTGTAAGCGCATCACCAGTTCTAGATGTGCAGGCTACTATCTCATCTTCGCAGGTAAGGTGGAATGTTCCGCTTGCAGGGAAGTTAGAACCTTCTCCGCTGGCCACATTCCAGGTGGTCGCAGCAGCAGTAACCGCAGATGCCAGTGTGGAAGTCGCTCTATTTTTTACTTCCAAAAAAGAAGTTGCCATACTTTTATCTCCAATAAGCTGAGGGGAGGCAATTTCTTACCTCCCCTCCTGTCGAAAACATCTTTTACTGCTTTTATACAGTAAGTTCTACCCATCGAAGCAGACCGTAACCGGTAACATCGGCAGTAGCAGCACCAAAGTGGAGCAGGATTGATGCCGGCCCCTGCACATAAGGCGGGCAGACATCATTGTAGATGAAACACTTTTCGTCTCCACTTGATGTAGTGATGGCATCCTCCGTGAACACCATCCTCGCAACCTCAATTGAGCCATTGGAAGTTTTGGCACTAACAGTTATATCGGTGCCTACATAAGCAGAACACCCTGAAGCTGCTGATGAGCCAGTGTTGAGGTTTAACGGGGTAAAGGCGGTGCCCCCTGAACTATAGCGGACTTTGCCATTGTCAACCTCAAGCATAGCGTTCACCAGTGTTGCAGTCGTGAAGGTTGCGATATGGGCCTCTGCTCTTATCGGGATAGCGATATATCCGCTTGGGACATCTACCACTGCCCAAACCAGTTCATCGTCAATCGAGGTGGTGGAAGCGATAGGGGCATCCTCAGTGCCCAGTTGAATCTGGAATACCTTGCCCTCCATGACCTTTAGCATCCTCCAGTCAATAGTGGCTAGAGTGCCATCGGTGAAGGCTCTAGCTGGAGCAGGGAAGCCACTGGCAATCTTTTGCACATTACTGTCAACAGCAACCTGCCCTCTGATATCAGTCGAACTCATTTACTTTTTCTCCTTAAAGTTATTTGTTTAGGGTTTTCTTTTAACGAGGTGACCCTTCAAAACCTCTCTAACTTTTTACACATCCTGCCATTTCTTGAGATACTTAACCTTGACAGTGTTGGAGCCATCATTGTCCCTCGTGCCAAAGTTGAAGACAGCGCATAGGGGGACATCGGTGACTGCACTCTGGTGGACAGCCTTTAATACGCCGTCTACCCAGAAGTAAGCATCCCCATCAGTGTTTAACTGGACTCGCAGGGTCTTGGTTTGCCCATCTGTCCAGTCAATACCAGTATCGGTACCGGTTACAGAACCACCAGTTGCAATTGACGCAGCGTAGAGGGATGAAGACCCCTTATCCGCATCGCAGACAAAGCCGGCAGCATCGGTAGCTGCGGCTGCAAGAGTGCCGTCTGCATAGTCGATGGTGGCTGCGGGTGAGGTTTCAGTGTTGGCATCGGAGAAACCGAAGTAGAAGAAGGTGCCGGAGACATCAGTTATAGAAACCTTACATTCAATTTCCGGTGAACTGCTAATGTCGAAAATCAGGGCGGTGCCGAGGAACGAAACCTCGTTATCCCCTGTGCCGGTAGTTAAAGTTACTCCATTCACCCCGGCTGCGGTTAGAGCAACAGCATCGTTGGTGCCATCGAGGGTTGCAGTGTAGTCATTGGTGGTATCAAGAGCAGTCTGGTCGAACCAGTCCACCGAACACATCCGCTCTGTGGACATGTTCCCTTTGACATTGGTGGTGTGGGCTGCGCTTCCCTGAAATTTCAGGCTGCGTCCCACATATACTTGCTGTGACATATTCTTTTTTCTCCTATTTTTTAGACTTGACAGCTCGAAGCGAGCCTAATATCGTTCACCGTGAAGCGAACCTGTGCTGAACGGAGGCGAATCAGGTGTCCAGTTTTCCATCCACTTGCGTCTTGAAGGGTACCCCTGCCCTTTTATCCTTATCAAAGCGGGGAAGGTAGGCATCTTACGCATACCCTCCCCGCAGACAGAACAAAGCGGAGGTGCGTCTCCAATTTGCTGAATGGTCTCTAGTGATTTGTTACACTTGTCGCAGTGATACCTGTAGAGTGGCACTTAGCCTCCCATTACTTCTTGCGAGTGTAGAACGCTTTACCGAAGGTATCCCGGATTTCACCAACACCCCAGGCGGCATCTACGATGACTTTGGTAATAAACTTGTAGCCCATGTCGTATACCCTTGACCTCGGGTTTTTCTGGATAACCACACCGAGAGCGTCTCTGTGAGCCAAAACTCCATAATTGCCGGTGGTCGCTGCGGTCAGGTTATTGGTGATATAGACACCGCAGTTGTAGAGCGTGCCAATCTTGCCCGTTGGGACTGCCTCCCTCACATAATCTGCACGGACAAACTTGTCAATCTTCAGCATGTCAGCACGCATTGACGGGTCGCCAATCAGAGACCTGTTATCATCAGGGACATCAGCCTCATCAAGCGTTTCCACGAGGGCAAGGAAGATGTCATCGGTAAAGTCTTGCCCGTCTGACCCGTAGACTGAACTTGAACCCAGTGTGGCGAACAATGCACCTATGCTAGTGTCTATTTTCTTGGAGATTGCATAAGCGCAGCTCTCGGCTGCCCCCTTGAGGTAATCGGCATACATCTCTGTCTCAATGAGGTCAGAGATTTCAGCCGAGGATTCATACCAGTTGTCCACAGTGATTGATACTGCGGTTCCCGCCAGGTCACCAGCCGTTGGCTCGGTGCCGGGGGTTACTTCGGTAGTGCTCGCTTCAGAGAAAACGGGGATAGATACCTTGTAACCTTTCCTCAGTTGGTCTTTCCAATGAGTATTAAACAGGTTTGCACACACGAGGTTAGATTTGGTGTGCATTATGACATCCTTGCTGAATACCTCTGGGATAAATTTAGCGGTAATTAGTTCAGCAAGGGTCGGGTCTGACCCACTATTGTAAGCCATTAAAAGTCTCCTTTATTTGATTCTGCCCTCCCTCATAGCAGCATCAATAGCATCTCTGTTTTTCCTGTATTCCTCATCAGACATTGATGCTATCTGCGCTCTGGTAAAAGTTCTACTGGAACCAGAGGGCGTTGTTCCGGTAGCTTCCAGGAGACCAGCCTTTTCCATTCGTTCACGAACAAGCCTCTCAACTCGCTCGTCCTCGGTCTCCTTCTTTTCTTGGGATTCCTTCTGTTCGGGTTTCACTTTGGCTATAACCTCCTTCGCCTTCTTCTTGGCAAGGTCATAACGCCCTACCGAAGCGAAGTATTCCGCCTCAGCAAATTCTTCGGAATTGGGGTCAAGCCCGGCATCCTCAATCACGCTTTTGACCTCATTGATTTTCTTCTGGCTCTCCTCCATTTGCTTCCTGAGCGCCTGTTGCTGAGCAACTGTGGCTACTGTACGCTTGATTCTGGCCTCAATTTCCTTCTTGGCATCAGCATCCAGTTCGCCATAATTCCCCAGACTGCCCATTAGCTCAGACTGCATAGTGAGTTCCTGGAGTTTTGCCTCAAGTTCTGCAACCCTAGCAGCTTCAGCTCTTGCAGCTTCAAGTTCTCTTTCCTTTTGGGAAACAGTCCTTTGAAGTCCCTTGTAGACCTTTGACTCTCTCGCAATCTCGGCGAGCTTCTCTTCGTCAAGGGTTTCCAAGATTTTCTTTGGGTCTAGTGCCTCCTGAGTAGAAGGTTCAGGTTCGGTTGCTTGTGGCTCCTGCTCAACCGTAGCATCCTCTTTGTTCTCAGGCATTTATGTTTTAACCTCCTTTAGATTTGCGGTTTCCATACAAAAAGAGGGCTATTCCTAGCCCCCTCTTTGGGTAACGCCTTAAGTTAACTGTTACTGCTTTGCGTAGAACATCTGGTAGTATTTCTCCACCTGCGGGTCTATCCGCCTCAATCTCTTACGCAATCTTGATACGAGCCTGTCAAACCTCATCACCTGATAAGGTGTCTTTGGCTCTCCAAGCATCTTCTCCACATCATCCCTTATCTTCCAGTAAGGGCGCAGGGTCTCTACCGCCTTGTAATATTCCTTCATTAAAGGGGGAACATTCTTTCCGAGAAGTAGCGTTTGCTGAACCTTGTTGTAGATATCCATTCCCCACTTTGATTGAAATTCCTCCCGGAACTTATTGGCAGCGTCAAAGTCATATTCGCCGGTTGAAGGATTGACAAACTTACCTCCGAACATGTTTGCAACCCACTCATTGTAGGCAGCATCAAGTTTGTTCTTGGCATCCAGCGTATCTTTCCTCTTCTCAATTCTCTCAATGACTTCCTGATATCTGGGCGATTTGTCTATTGCCTGATATGCCCCACCAAGTTCAGAGCCGAGCCTTTGAGCCTGCTTCCTGAAGTCATAGGGGGTCATTTCCCCTTTGTCCACTTTATCAGCCAGCGCCCAGAGTTTTTGTTCATAGCTCATCCTGACATCGTCTCGCCTGTCCTGCCACTCGTAGTAGAGTTGCTGTTTCTCATCTCCACGCCTTGCCGAAATCTGGTCGGCTTCTTCTGCCAGTTGGACGAGTTCCGGGTGGGTTTTCTCAAGTATTCTCTGCTCAAGCCTGTTCAGTTCTTCCCAGGGTTTCTTGAATTCAAACAGGGCATATCTGTTTCTGGCTTCGTCTCTCAGTTCATGAGACGATTTAGGAAATGTTCTCAATCCCGCAAACTCACCAGCCAGAGTCACGGGAGTCGTCTCTCCCTCCTGCCAGACGGTCTGAAGGGCAATCGGTGTTACTTTAGAGGCAGCCCATTTAGCCCAGTCCTCATAGTTCTCTAGTGGTTCGCCAAAGAAGTTTTTGCCTTCCATAGCTTCCACTGTGAAACTGGTCAATGGAGCAGCCCTGTTATACATAAACCTGATAAAGGGATTATCTTTCCTTGAAAGGCTCACGAGGTCGGTAGCTTCTCCTTTAGCCACATCGCCAGCCACACTCCCTGCCATTCTCATCATCGCATACTGGATACCGCCAATACCGAAATGCCTGTCTCCAATCTTGACCGTCATAAACCTGCCAGATGTAGGGTCAAGGTTTGGCTGCTGTCCTAACATTCGGCAAAGCCCAATGTAAAATGCAGTTCCACCAGCAAGCAGCCTGCCAAGACTCTCACGAGCCAGCTTGCCCGATATTCCACCCTTGAGAATATCTGATACCAGAGCCATACCAGCCCTCGTGTATCTAGACGCAAAGAATATGGCAGCCTGTTCCAGTTGTCTCTGGGTCAGTCCAATGCCGAGAGACTTGGTTGACATTACACCAGTCATTCGGTCTATCGTTCTGGCGAGGTCAAATAGCTGTGATTCGGGGGTAACTGGTCTCAATGCCTTCCATAGCTCGTTCCTCGCAACTTCACCAAATCCCTGAAAGGCAGCTTCCGCTCTGCCGTAGGTCTGTCTAACGGTAGCCTGTCCCATCTTTCCCACCAGAGGCACTTTCCCTATGCCCTTTTGCAGTTGCCCCATACTCTCAAAATACTCAAATCCGCCTGAATAACCGCCGTAGGCTATTCTGTCCTGTATAAAATTAGCTTCCTTTGCAAGATATTTCTGAAGCGTCTTTGGTTTGGCAAAGAACTGAAGTTGCCTCAATGCCCCTTTAGCCCAGATGCGAGGGCTTTTACCCAATACAGGTGAGCCCTGAATGAACGGCGCCGAGAAGTCAAGGGCTGCGACCAGCGTTCTGCCCATTCCCGACACACTCGCTGCATTTTTCAGCCACGCATTACCAGCATCGCCATAGGTTTTGTTGATTAGATTAGCCACATCCTGCGGGAATACTCGCCCTGCAAGAGCAGGAGCCGTTACTCTAGCTGCACCAAGCGGTGTGCCTTTCTTGACTGTTTCACCAACTGGTTTTAATGCTTTGGCAAACCTTTCATCGGCAATCAGTTTGTAAGCGCCTCTCAGGAATGTTTGCATCACCTGGTCAGGATTGGCTTCGTATAAAATGCCGTCTTTTACGCCTTCATCCATAAACTCATAGACACGAGACTTGAGAAAGGATGGTTTAGCACCAACCTTTTCGCCTCTTCTGGCCAACTGAGGTTCTCCAAACTCAACCTTCCCTTTAACAATTCTGGGAAAGTAGTGCATGCCCTCTGCGAAATCCCTCTTTGAGACATGTATGCCTTCTTCCTCAAGGATTTTCACCATGTCATCAATTATAGTGTGAGATTCCTTTATGTAAGCCTTTTGCGCAGGGTTAAGAGTAAAAGCCTTCGGGTTTTCAAATACATCGCCAAAGGCTTTCCCGAACTGGTTTGAAACACCGTCTTTGCCAATACCGAACAAAGCCTTTGGGTTTTCAGATATCAGTCTCAAGCTAGACATTCCCTGAGCGGTTGCACTCTGGCCGTAATCAAGCAGGGCTGCTCGTTTCACTATCTCTTTCTTGGCCAGGTTCTCTGCCGTCTCAAGTCCAGGCTTTACGGTTGCGGACATTCCGCCGACCGCTTTAACCACAGACCCCACTAATGGCTTTTCAGCCAGCCAATTACCTGCTCTCCTGAAAAGGTCAGGCTTAAAAAGAACCCTATCCAGTTCTTCTGCTTTAGGAAGAACCGAGGTGAGTCTGCTTACAGTCTTTGCCGTTTTTGCACTCACACCGAGGGCTTTGACTGCTTTACTACCCCATCCCATCCAGGGAATCCACCAGAGAGGCATAGAGAACTCGGCAGCACCCTTGACATAGGTCGGTGCCTTCCAAGCCTCGTATTCCCTCTTTTGCCTTTCAATCCAACTCTCACCCGGCTTTCCGTGTAAGGCGGGGCTGAACGGCGCCGTTATAGTTGCAGCCCAGGGTTCCTCAAGGTTCTTGCTTATCCACTCAAACCCCGGGGCAGCCCACTTGAGAAAATCAGGCAATACAGGGACTTTAGTTATACCTTCGCCAATAACATTCTGGACTGATTCTCCCCATTCTTTCGGCTTCTCCCACCACTGGAGTTCTGGCTTAGCCTGAACTGTGGGCTGAATTGCAGGCTGCGGTGCGGTTGAGGTCTGTGGCATAGGAGACTGAGGAACAAACTGCGGTCGCCATTTTGACACCTGTGATACTTGAGGCTGTGGCCTGGGCGTGGTGATAGGAGGTATCGTTGCGACAGGCGAAACAACTGGCTGTGGCTCTTCCTCTGGAATAGCAGAAGTGGTATCCAGAAGAGAAGCAAGTTTCATCTGCTCCTCAAGTATCTCATCTTCTAAAGTTGTCTTTTGTGGAACCCATGCTAATTTTGTCATTCCTTGACTACAGTTCCCCACTTAACCTTGACTTCAATATCCTTGCATCCATCTGAATGGCGCTTAATTATGTCATCCAGATTAAGACCGTTGTCCTCATATCTGGTTCTGAATATCTGTTTCTGGGCTTCGGTCATTCTCTTCCACAGTTGCAACGAAGGCACTTTGGGAAGCTGATGCCCTTTTACTTTCGGGCCAAACTTGGTCGTTCTCATTTCCTCAACAGTTGCCATCCGTCTCTCCTACGCATACTGCCGTGCAGGTCGCCATCTTAATCTACCCGCACCAGACGGTTCATTAGGTTGCATCAAAGCCATATGCTGTAATAGCTCAGCAGCAGGTCTGCCGGTATACTCTGCTAACCCCAGAGCCATCTCTCTGGTTGTCCATGGGGTTCTTGTCCACCACTGTCCACTTGGAGTTTTCACTGGCTGATTGGGTGCTTCTTCGGGGTAAGGTAAAGGCTGATTAGCCCCTATCCAGGGCATAAGCTCTGCCAGTTCCGGTGGCAGATTGGGTGGAGGAGGAGGCGGCGCCACGCCTTCATTAAGTCCCAATGCTTCTGACGCTGCCAGTTTTTCTTCGTCGGTTAAATCCAAATCTACGGGGAACGGCGCCTGCGCAGGAGTAGTGGCAGTCATCACATCGTAGTAGGGGTCAAAACTTCCAAGCCCGGATTCAGGAACATTGGGCATTGAAAGCTCACCACCAGGGTAACCTTGAGCCTGCCATCTCTGTGCAGCCGACCCCTGCGTAACGCCCAATTCTCTGGCTGTTTGAGGGTTCCCCCATCCGATACCCCATCCAGCCTTCATAGCTGCCATCTCTTCGGGGGCAATACTCTGCATCCAATCTTCAACGCCGGGGTGCTGGACAAGATAACCTCGTTCCTGTGGAGTCATGTTCTCCCAGAGAATATCGGGGGCAACATTTTGAGGCTGCCAGGGCTTCGGCATCTTGGCAAAGTAGTAGGCTTCAATCCAGTTACGAGGATGCGCCGATAGTTGTGCCATCTGAGAGTTCCACTGGAGCATAAGATTGGCTCTATTTAGCTCATCCTGCTGCGCCATCTGCTGTTGCTGAAGGTTTAACTGCCACGCTTCGGCAGGGCTTAATCCACGCTGCGCTTGGGAGGCAACACCTAAGTCCTGCCATGTTTTCATAAAGTCATCCCACATAAAGGCGTGCCCTGTCTGTGGGTCAACATAAATTTCAGGTGGAGTAGGTTGTCCTGCCTGCCCTGCGGGGTTATTCCAATCCACATTCATAGATACATCAGGAGCAGGTGGCGTTTCTGAGGCAGGAGTTTGCGCAGGAGCTTGTGCCACAGGCTGTTGTGATTGCTGGTAAATATCCCAATTCTTCCTTAGAAAACCTCTAGCATAGGCATCGTCAGTCATCGGCATCCAGAAAGGCCTCTTTGCAGCTTGCGGATTTTGCATTAACCACTGCCAGAAGCCAGGGTCAGGATAGTCTCCATAAAATCTATGGTAAAGAGCCATTACATTTGATTCATCAGGCATTTTATTATCTCCCTATTGACAAAGTCTCAAAAAGGTGTAAACTTTAAGATAAAGTTAGGTTATGATGAAGAGAATTGGGGCTCTTCTTTCAATATCAGTTTTATCATTACTGCTTTTAGCTTCGGCTTGTGGCCAGTCAGTATCTAATGTTGAGAAACGAGCAAACGAATATAACCAGCAATTACAGCGCTATCAAGAGTATCAACAATACTTGCAACAAAAGAATCAACAGAGTTCCCAACAGCAACCCACCCCACGAGCCTACCGACCATTACCTCCTAGTAATCCCTATTCTCAACCCCAAACCAATGAGGCGCAGTTCAGACAATGGCAATTACAACAGCAGCAACAACAATTGCAGTATCAGCAGAAACAACAAATGAGCCAGACCTATACCGCTATGGCCGAAATGTATGAAGATATGGCTAATGCTGCCGAAGCTCAAGGTAGTCGAATTGAACAGATGTATCACTTTTCTATTCAGGGCAGATTAGCTGCCGAGCCATACTACCAACAAGCCCAAGAGTATAGGCGTCAAGCCTCAAATTACCGCATGAAAGCTCTCGGTTATTAAACTAAAATCTCCGCCAGTTCATCGCTGGTGTCCACGACAGTCTCGGTCTATAAGGCGTTCTGGGCATAAACATGCTAGTCCAGCCGATATAATCTTCCCATGTCATTCCGACTGAGGCCAGATAATCTTTCATAGCTTGCAGTGCATCGGGTTGCATCCTTGCTCTTAATGCGGGCGAGGTAGCGGTCATGCCTTTTCCACCCAAAGGGTGTATTCCCAGTTGTTCAAAGTAAGGCATCCAAGGTTTCCAAGAAGGCGTTTCAGGAGATGTCGGCATTGATGGAGGACTCCATTTAGGAGTAGTATTCCTCTCTCCTACGGAAGATTTATAATTCGCTCTCGGATAGGTCTCTGTCCAGTAAGGAGAGATGCCGCTTTTCGGAGATTTCGCAGGAGGAGACCCGCCGAACAACCAGCCAGGGTCAGTCTTTATTGAAGGACTCCATGTAGGATAATTCTGTTTAACCGCCATTGTAGTTTCCTCGCAGTTTCATTTTGTGTATCTTATAGACCATTCTATTGACATTATCAAAGCCAAACTCTTCTATCAGGGGTTGCCAGTCTTGAAGGCCAAGATTGTCCAGCGCCCAGATTAAATCCTCTGGAGGAATTGGTTTTGACGCAAAGGGTTTATCACCTTTAGTCTGCTTGACTATCTCCTTAACTCCGAGAGAGTTGAGCCTTTTCATTTCGTTCAGGATTAAATCGTTGATTCCTGTTCTCACTGTGGAACCTCGGCTGGTTTTCTAGTAGCAGGATATTCTCCTTCAAGCGCCTGCCTCAGGGTATCACGAGCCACAGGATTAGTCGCTTCGGAAGGGCGCTTGGCCTGAACAGGATTTTTGCTCAAGTCCTCCTGCATCTGCGCCTGCATCTGGGTATCTTGCTGTATATCCTTGAGATACTTCTGCATGCCCATCTGCTCTATCGCTTCTCTTGTTCTGATTGCTCTCATAGCGGGGTCGGAGATAACCGCTTGCTCCGCAAGGGCTTCCGCAATAATCTGGTCTGCATCTTCCTGCGTCTGGTTCATGTAGTCAATCAGGAACCGCCTCCAGCTAATTCTCCCTTCGTTGACAAGAATCCTACCGAGCATAACTTTTCTATCCTGCTCAATGGCCTCATCAGGGTTGAGCCTAACATCAACATCGTAGTAGCCGTTCAAGTCGTCTCTAGTCAGGGTGTTTATCTTTCTTACCCTCTCCCCATCTTCCATCTCTTCGCCGTAAACAGTTATCGGCAAAGCCTTCGGTGTCTTATCCAGAATTTCAAGGCAAATACTCATCAGTTTACTCAAGGCAATCTCAAAGTTCTTGATGAGTTTGGCATATTTCTTGGAGACATGTTCAAAGGCTACATCCTGGCTTCTCCCGCCCTCCGTAAGACCAAGACCCTGCATCACGGCAGGCAGGTCGGCCAGTAACTGTCCCTCTACATAGGCAAGGTATTGATACATTTCTTGCCCAGGGACATTACCTTTCAGAATTTCTCTCTTAAAGCCGAAGGGGGTGAGTAGCGTATAGCCAGGAGCAAAGACTTCGTTCTTCATCGCCTCAAGGTCAACTGAGGCTGCGTTCTGGTCAACTTGCTCAATGTGCATTACCGGGTTGGCATAGAGATGAATAATACTGGCAATACTGCTTCTGATTTCGCACTGGTCTTTTAGCGTCCCCCTGTGCTTTCTCAGCCTTCCTACTGAAAGCGACTCAGGATTGCCATCGGGAGACCTTTTCCCGAAGCCTGAGAAGCAGTGAACGAAAGGCATGAAGCCAAGATAGTTTTTCCTGTTAATGAGAGTTACCTCGTCTGCCTCCACATAGTTCTGCGTGGCACTCCAGTATTCCAGATACTTGACCTTTTCGGCATCAGGATGTTGTGGCTCAAACTTGGGGTACTTGGCCTTGAGGCTCTTTAAGTTAACCTCGTAGCTCATTATTACTTCTTTGGGAACCAACGCCTCGTGAGGAACACAAAAGACATTGAGCGGGTCAGGCACTTCAATAATAGGGATGGCGCTGTTATCCTTGTTATACCATGCCCACATTACCGCCTCACCCCTGTGCACGCTATTCTTGACTGCCTCATCAATCTCTGCAATCAGCTCGTTTAGCCACCAGTTCACCAGCTTTGATACTTTGAGAGACCCCTGCCTGTCCTTTTCCGTTTGCTCTCTGGGGTCTCTGGATGCCTGAGGGTTGGCAGTCTCAATGTGCTCAACTATCAGGTCAACCATCTTAGCACCGCTACCAGTCCTCACCACATGGTAGGGTTTTTTTATGTCCACCGGGAAGGTATCATAGTAATACTGGTCATCTGTCTGTTGCTCAATAAGTCGCTGGGCGTGAGTTCTCTCCCGAAGTTGTTTTTCAAGGTTTCTAATATACTCTATGTCAGCCATTAGCCAAACGCTCCTACAAAGGGTCGGTCAATAAAGTTGTCGTAAATCGTTCCCCTTCTTGGGATACTCATAAAACCGATAGATTTCCTCGGCTTGTTCTTCCTCAACTGGTGTGTTATCGCCCTTGCCATAATCATGTCGTCTCTGTGCCTTGAAAGAGCCTCAAACCTTCCCTGCCCGTTCCGGACAAAGGTCATCATCTCGTCAATAGCTTTTTCGTTTCTGATAATCGTGTCGCCTTTTCTAACCGCTTCCTCGTACTCAAGAAGCATGTTGAAACGGTCAACCTCTGGAGGGTAGGCAACAGCTTTCGTGTACCAGCCCGGTCTCCCCTTCTTGTCGTGATAAAGATTGGGGTAGTCAAGCATCTCCAGTTTTTCGCAGACTACACCGCCAGCCGAGCCATTCCTTTCGGGAGCGAGTAAGGCATTGTTGTATTCAGAGCAGACATCGTAGCAAATCTGTGCAAACCTGTCGGCAGGCATATCTCCGTAGATTTCCGCTACTTCCTCGCCGGTATTGCGCCTCACGATGACGCAATCGTTTACACCGCCACCGCCTTCATCGGAGCAGTCGGCACCGGCAACATAAGACTCGCCCACAATGGGGTCTCGCCAGATGATGACATAGCCCTTCTTATTGCCGGGTAAGCAGTTGTTCCTTTGCCTCTCAAGCACTTCATCGGAGAAGAGGCACTCACCGGCCAGACTTACAAACTTTCCCTCTATTTCCTGCTGGTAGACCTTTGATTCAGGGTCTAACCCCTGCTCCTCAATATACTTCTCAATGTTGGGGAAGTAGATATTTTCTCTCGTTGAACAGGTAATAACCTTGTAGTCATCCTGGGGGTGAACGATAAACTCATCATAGAGCCAGTTAAGTTGCTTTGGAGTGGTAGTCGCCCAGAATTGAGGCGGATAGCGCTTGCCAGATTTGTCTCTTTGCCTGACTCTCTCTCTCAAGTTCTGGTAGGCAATCTCCGGGGAGCGGGAAGCCTCATCCATGTGGACGGCGGCGCACTCAAAGCCTATAAAAGCCTCCGGCCTTTCAGTTGACCAGAAGGATATACGGCAGTCGTTAAATACCCTCCACTCATTGTGCGGTCTCTGGATTTGTTTTACAATCAGGTTATCAGGGAAGACATTCCTGTAAGTCAAGATAGTAGCCTTCTCTAAAATCCTCACCTGTGGAGCCGTAACGACAATGTGAGCTCCAGGATGCTTAAGGCAATAGTCCAGAGATTTTAATGCCCCGGCGTATGTTTTCCCACTGTTAACACCAGCCACGAAAAGAGTGGCATAGGCTTCACTCCTGATAAACTCCATTTGCTTGGGATGACCCTCTATCTTTATCGTCATCCCTTCTGTCTTTAGTTGCATATTCAACCTTTATAACCGGCGGTAATTCTGTTTTCTTCTCCTGTGCCAATTGCCCCTGCCATTTGAGGTATAACTCAATGGCCTTCACCTTACCCTGCTTTGACTCCTCAATAAGAGCCTGAGTAATTGCATACATCTCATTACCGCCAAGTATCCTGATGGCGTTTTGAGCAAGCGCTTTCACATCCGGGTCTTTCTTCCAGTTGGACAGAGTTACGGTTGTTACCCCCAGCTTCTCTGCCAGGTCAGCTTCCGTCTTTGGGTGCCTGTGCTCTGGAGGCATCCCCAACCAGATGGCGAATTGCTCTCTTTCAGATTCCCTTCGTTTATTGCTCATTACTTCTTCTTAGTTTTGACCTCTCCAGCGTGGGACTTCCCCTTCTTGTCGTAGCAGACACGCATATATTTCATCTTGCCTACTTTTACGGTTCTAACTCGCCCACCTTCCTTTACACACTTAATGAAATCTGCTGGCATGTTCTCCTCTTGACAATATCCTTAATCAGTGGTATGAATAGAGCATGAAGTATCTGCTTCTGGCAGTATTACTCGCAGTCATAGCAGGTATAACAGGCTGTAGCGGGCAACAAGACGGTATGGGGGAAAGGCCTGAAGGAAACAGGAGCACATATCCAGTCTTTACCTATCCCCTTCACCCATCGGAGTATAATTCAGGGTTCAGGTATGCGGTACCGGGTGCTGTCTATGTGACAAACCCGCCTCAGTATGAGGTCACCGAATAAAGCGGATTACCTGTCGTCCTTATGACATCTCTCTTTCCACCAGCGAAAAACCCGCCTTCTAACAGGCGGGATTAAAAGCAACAGTAACAATAACCACAGCGGACACGGACAGGGACACATTACTTAAACACCTCATCGCAATCATCCTTCCCGCAGGTCGGCTTGGCAACATCCTTTGATTCCTTCCCCACCAGAAAACTGCACCCGCACACCTTGCAGTATTTCAGCAAGTATCCGCCATGCTCAAACAATTCCTTATCTTCATTCAGTTCAGGGTGTGTCTCCCTCCAGGACTGAGGAATACTCGTTATCATCCCGAATCTCCTTTATCCCCCCAAGCGCCTTCTCAAGATGCTCAATACACTCGTCAAGATACCCTATGCAATCGTTCCAGTAAGCCTGCGATAACTCCCAGTTCAATTCTTCAAAGGACATCCTTTTCTCCAAAGCTAACTTTCCCCACCTCGGAAAACTTCTACAACCGCCTCCAGAAGCCATGTAATCAATTTCTAGCCCCTTTTACCCCGTAACAGGTAAATTACCACCAAACAGGCATTTTATAACCCTATTTTTTTGAGTTCTTCTTGAGAGAAGGGAACTTCCTGTATACCGCAGACCTTACCGCTTTCTTCTCCTGCGGTGTCCCAAAAGCCGATACCCTCGCTAAAGCATTCCTCGCATGAGATTTGTCCGTTATCGGATACTTCCTCTTCTTCCCGTCTACCGCAAATGCACTGTCAGGCAACCTCTTCCTCTGCTTGTAACTTAACTTCGCCATCTCTCCACCAATAAAAAAACCCGCCATCTCTAGCGGGTGTATCTCCCTGCGGTGAGTCGTTCTGAGGATTACCCATCTCACCGCATCAAGGGCTATTCATTTAGTGCGCCCCTCCACAATTACATTATACCATTATTGTCAAGCCCCCTTCCCATGCTTTTATTTCTTTTCTTTCTCCAAGAGTATTTTCTTTCCTTTGAGGGTTTTTCACCCCATGTTGCACGGTTAAATCATATAGTCTATAGGCGGTTTCGGTACCAGGAAACCTTCGTATCTGTGCCTGTTATACCTACGGAAGTTTAATAAAAAAGCACATAATGCCAATTGTGCGCCCCTATTCTAGCTTTGGAAAGGCTATTCTACCGGGAACTGGCCACCGGGGGATGTCTGCCAGTTCGTGGCGACATCAAATTTACAACCGTCCCTCTCATACCGCACATCTTTAAACCATCACCGTACTACCATCACCCTGATGATACCAGAAAACACAGAGGTGAAAGAAAACATACTGCTACAATCTTACCGTCACTAAAACAGAGCGTTAGTTATTATATATATTATATATATATTATTATATATACTCTTACCGTAATAAGAGAAGTTATCTTATAAGAGAAGTTATCTTAATGGTATCGTTATAGAGAACTAATATATTACTCTTTACTTAAATCCTTATTTTAGAGCCGGCAGACTGGTTATTATCCACCGGGAGCTCATAACATTTTATTTACCATTTATTTACTTTTCTCTATTGGCAAGTGTGGTATTGTATGGTATTGTGGTAGTATCAAAGTATAAGGAGGATAGGGAATGAATAAATATGAAACAATAGCAAAACAAGTTTTGAGAGATACCGAGCAACAACTAGAGCATAATGTTATTATTAAACATTGGAAGTCTAACCGCCCATTTTCTGGTAGGGCATGGAGTAAGACTTATACAATACAAGTGCCCGAACCTAAAAGCGATATATCACTCAATACTTATTTGCACGAATTAGGGCATCTAATCTACCAAGTTAAACCTTCCTGCTTAAATGAGTATCTGGCTTGTAAATTTGCACTTGATACCATGAGGCAATACGGATTATCTATTAGCCGAAAGGTAAAAAGACACCATAACTGGTATATCGCTTATTGTTTAGCTCAAGCACTAAATAGAAAACTCAAAAAAATACCGGTAGAACTAAAACCCTTTAGGAAATATCTATCGTGGAAAAACAACCGGTATTACGCAGATATTAGAAAGTGCTAGAAGGATTAACCGGAATAAAGTATAGGAGGATAGAATAATGCAGACAAAACAAGCCGTTGAAAATTATTTTAAGGGTGGAGTGCTATGGTGCACAAAATGTCATCGTCCTTTAACACCAGAAACCACCTGGCTACCTGATGATACTCACGATGGCCGCATATTCTGTTATGATTGTGCGCCAGATGACGCTATTCGTGCTAAAGATATTAGTTAATCCCCTGCCTATGGCTTCAAGC